CTTATTGCTACGCTGCCCAATCAGAGCCAGATAGTTCTGACGGGTGCGAATGATGAAGCTGATATTGATAAGTTGCGGGGTTCTGCTTACCACTTGGTTATTCTTGACGAAGCCGCAAGTTTCGGACGACATCTTGAAACGCTGGTGGAAGAAGTTCTCGAGCCGGCGCTAATTGACCATAACGGTACAATGGCCATGATTGGAACGCCTAACGCAGCGTGTTCGGGTATGTTCTTTCGTGCTTCGACCGACCCAGCGCAGGGATACAGCAATCATCATTGGACGATTATGGAAAACCCCCATATCCCCCACGCAGACCAATGGCTTCAACGCCGCATGAAGCAAAAGCACTGGGATGAGAATCATCCGGTTTATCTGCGTGAGTGGCAGGGCAAGTGGATTCGCTCGAATGACTCTTTGATTTACAAGTACACCAAAGACAAGAATTTCTACAAAGAGATACCGCATCACGAGCATGACTTTAATTATATCCTGGGCGTGGATTTAGGGTACGAAGACGCCACTGCTTTCATCATCGGGGCCTACTGCCCAGAGCTGCCGGATTTTTACATCGTCGATAGTTACAAGGAAACGAAGATGATACCGGCGCAGATTGCAGAAAAAATTAAAGAGCTTGATTCGCAGTATGATTTCAATATCATGGTCGCCGACACGGGGGGTCTTGGTAAGTCTATTGTAGAAGAATTTCGATATCGTTACGAGCTACCAATACGCGCAGCAGAAAAGCGCAACAAGGCATCCTATATTGAACTTATGAACTCAGACCTTCATTGTGGTTTTATCAAGGTCTACGAAGGGTGCGAGATATTAAATGAGTGGGATTTACTCCAGTGGGACGAAGACAGGAAAAAAGAAGATTCGCGTTTTGAGAATCACTTGTCTGATGCGTGCTTATATGCGTGGCGCGAAAGCAAGCATTACACGTACAAGCAAGCGGCTATTGCTCCAAAGCAAGGAACTCCTGAGTATTATGCTGCTCTAGAAGATAAAATCTGGTCAGATAAAGCCAACGCAATAGACAAAGCCGATGGACAGGCATGGTGGGAAAACGAATGGACGCTGAACTAGAAGAAATAATCGAAGCTGCAAAAAAGCATGGGCTTAAGCGGTTAAGAGTTGGTGATATCGAAGTAGAGCTATGGGAGAAGCCAAGACCAGCAGGTGCTCAGTTACAAGTGTTTCCTGAAACCTCTGGCGCTAAAAGCTTATCCGAAGAAGAGCAATACGACGAAGATTTATTTTATTCGGCAGGTGTGTAATCTGCGGGGAGTTTCAAAATGAAAAAGTTAGGTTATTGGTGGAGTGAGAAAAGCGAACCCCACGATCTTGTATTTGAAGTAGTTGAGCATTTGACGGATAACCAAGGTTATCACTCGACGAACAACATTAATCACGCACGCCTTTATGGAAATATCAGTTATCGCGATTTGGGAAGCGGCAACCTGGTCCATCGAGCAAAGACAAGCGCCAAGAACCGCGTAACCTTAAACATCATTCAATCGATGTGCGATACCGTTACAGCGCGAGTTGCCAAAGCTAAACCAATGGCGACTTACTTAACAACTGGCGGCGACTGGGAAATGCAGCGCAAAGCAAAGCGCCTAACCAAGTTTACCGCAGGCCAGTTCTACGGCTCCGACATTTATAAAATCGCCCCTAAAGTCTTTCTCGATGCCTGTGTTTTTGGCACTGGTGTTATGAAAATCTTTGAGTATGACGGAGAGATTAAATGCGAGCGAGTATTTCCCGATGAGATTGTGGTTGATGACCTTGAAGCTCGATATGGCAATCCTCGCCAAATGTTTCAGCGTAAAGTTGTTGATAAGCAGGTTTTGGCGTCGTTATTCCCGGAATTTGAAAGCCAAATTCGCGATGCGTCTCCGATTGAGGATGATGATTCGCTCTACCGCGCAAGTGAACAAGTTGAGTGCATCGAAGCGTGGCACCTACCAAGCTCTAAGGGCGCAAAGGATGGCCGACACGTTATTACGATAGAAAATGCGACTTTAATGGATGACTCCTGGGAGCGCGATGGTTTTCCGTTTGCATTTATCCATTGGACGAGCCGATTACTCGGTTTCTGGGGCCAAGGACTTGCGGAACAGCTTACCGGTATCCAAGTAGAGATAAATCGCTTATTGCGGAACATCCAACAGCAAATGCACCTCGCAACACCGAAGGTTTTCGTCGAAAGTGGCTCTAAAATCTCAAAAGCCCACATAAACAACGAAATTTGGGGTGTTATTGAGTATGCAGGCACCCCTCCGCAGTTTTTTGTCCCTAAAACCGTCTCTGGTGAAATTTTTAGCCATTTAGACCGGTTATTTAACCGTGCTTATGAAATTGCGGGCGTAAGTCAGCTTGCAGCGGGCGCGAAGAAGCCTGCGGGCCTAGAATCGGGCGTTGCGCTTCGAGAATTCCAAGATATTGAGTCAGAACGCTTTTTGATGGTCGCAAAAGCTTATGAACAGCTATTTTTAGACGCTGCGGCTCAAATGGTCGATATTGCCCGCGAAGTATCTGCTCGGGGTGAGTCGTTTGAGGTCATTAGTCACGGCGATGACGATATCGAAAAAATTAAGTGGTCAGACATCAATTTAGAGCATGATGAGTATGTGATGAAGGTTTACCCGACCTCACTTTTACCTACAACGCCAGCGGCGAAGCTTCAGAAGGTTATCGAGATGCTTCAGGCAGGAATGCTTACGCAACAAGAGGCTCGTGCGCTGCTTGATTACCCTGATTTGGAAGCGGTTAATAATATGGCCACGGCGTCACAAGAAATATTCAATATGATGATTGAACGGATTCTTGAAAAGGGTATTTACCAAGCGCCAGAGCCATACATGAACTTGGCTATGGGCATCCAAATGATGCAATCGGCTTATCTGCGAGCCAAGATTAACCAGGTGCCTGAAATTAGGTTGGATTTGTTTAGACGATTTATCGAGGATTCTATCGGTATGCTTGCAGCAATGCAGGCCGGAGCGCAACAGCCGCCGATGGGTCCAATGGGGCCGGGACCAGCTACCCCCGAACAGGGAGCACCCCCGGCAGGAATGACGGATGATGTTGCTGCGGCTGAAATGGCTGCGGCACCCATCCCAACAGCGTAACAACGCAAGGGGTTAGTATGACAGAAGAAGCAGTTCAAGAAGCACCAGCAGAAGAAGCGCCGAGCGCCGAGCTAATGGAAGAAGTGGCTGAAGAGGCTACCGAAGCGCCGGAAGCAGCGGAAGCGCCGCCCGAGCCGGAACGCCCTGATTTTTCTCGGCAATTTGCGGCACTTGCTCGAAAAGAGCGGGCTATAAGGCAAAAAGAGCAGGAGATGGCCAACTTTGCCAAGCAGCGGGAGCAGTACGAGGGCACCTCTACGCGCCTAGCTGATTTGCAACGACTGGCAAAAGAAAACCCTGCCAAACTTCTTGGTGAGCTTGGGATTAACTACGATGAATTGACCCAACAGGTTATCAACGAAGGTAATCCAACCGAAGAGCAGCAGCTTCGTCTTGAAAACGAAAAGCTTCAGGCCCGCTTAGGTAAACTTGAAGAAGTTTATGACAACCAGCGTCAGCTGGCAGAGCAGGCTCAGGTTAGCGCCGCCCGTACACAGTTGGTTGACAACATTAAGAATTTCGTAGACGATAGTAGTACCTTCGAGATGGTGCAGCATCATGACGCTTATGGACTCGTAGCGCAAGTAATGCAGGAGCATTACAACACTACAAAAGAGGTTCTTGAGTACGGTGATGCGGCAAAGCTCGTCGAGGACCACTTTATGGCGGAAGCCGAGCGTTACTTAGGCAGCAGCAAGCTGCAAGCAAGATTTCGTGAGTTAGATAAACCACGCGAGTCAGAGACTCCAGAAGCCGCCGAGCAAGCAGTGAAACGGGTGAAAACACTTAGCAATGGCAACGTTGCTAAAAAAACGGAAACATCCGGCAGCACGTTAGAGAGCAAGGAAAAATCGCTCGAACGTGTCGCTGCTATGATCAAATGGGGCGATGCGCCCTAATTTTGGAGTTATAAAATGGCAAGTCCACTCGACGTAGGTACAGTAACCGCAGCTCTTAAAGAGCACTACAAGCAACTCCGTGTTCAAAACATGGTTTACAAAGACAATCCGCTTCTCGCAATGATGCCGAAATATACAAAGTTCGGCGGCGAGAATATGCCGATTCCTTTGATTTACGCTAACCCTCAAAGACGAAGCGCTACCTTTGCTACCGGTAAAGCAAACACGTCTACCTCGGCTCTTGAAAAATTCGTAATTTCGCGTGTAAAAGATTATTCTTTCGCAAGTATTACCGGAGAATCTATCAAGGCAACTGAGCGAGACGCCGATGCTTTCTTGCGCTACGCTACTATGGAAATTGACGGGGCAATGCACTCCCTTACCCGCTCTCTTGCAATTGCAATGTATCGAGATGGCACAGGGGTTATTGGAAAGCAAAGCGCAACTATTGATCCCGGCGGAACAACAACGTTAACACTGGCCGAAACAGAAGACGTTACAAACTTCGAAGTCGGCATGAAGGTTGTACTTGCAGAAACAGCAATCGGTGCTCTTCTGGGCAACGTAGGCTCAAAAGAAATCACGGCAGTCAATCGCGACACAGGCGAGCTTACGGTAAGTGCACTTCACATTGATGCCGACGCAAGTGACTTTATTATTGCCGAAGGCGATGATTACGCCACCGGAGCAAGCTACAAGAAAGTTTTTGGTCTTGAAGCATGGGTTCCTCCAGTAACCCCAGGCTCCGGCGCTGTACCTGCGGCGCTTAACGGGGTAACGCGAACTACTGACCCAACCCGCTTAGGTGGTAACCGCTTTGACGGTTCAGCTCTTCCAATCGAGGAAGCGCTTATTGGTGCCGCGTCTCGGGTTGCTCGCGAAGGCGGTAGCCCAGACCACTGCTTTGTTGACTATGCTACTTTTTCCAATCTTGAAAAAGCCCTTGGTTCAAAAGTTGTTTACAGTGAAGCAAAGGCTCGCGATGTTGATATCGGATTTTCCGCTATCTCACTTCGTGGTCCACGCGGAACTATCCAGATTGTTCCTGACCAAAACTGTCAGCCGAACGTTGCTTGGATGCTTCAGTTGGACACTTGGAGCCTTAACACTTTAGGTGAAGCCCCAATGTTCTTGGATTTTGACGGAAACCGTATGCTGCGTGAAAGCGGAGACGATGCCTATGAAATCCGCCTCGGCTACTACGGAAACGTCGCTTGCAACGCTCCAGGTTACAACTGCCGCGTAGCACTATAATTCGGACTCACTGAAGGGAGATTGAGTTATGGCGAATAGAGATTTTAAAGATGTTCAGGCGCTTGAGCGTGAGCTTAAGATTGTTGCTGGGCGGGTTACCACTAACGGCAGTGGTGTCGCGACTGCTGCTGACGGTATCGGCTTTACACCGACAAAGGCAGGGGACGGGGACTATTGGATTTATCTTGATGATAAATACACCAGTCTTATGTACGCAAATGCGACCGTCACCGCCTCTGCCCCGGATGAGTGCTTTGCCTATGTTGTTTCGCATGACGTAAGCGGAGCCACGCCATCGGTGCGGTTCAAGTTTACTGATGATGATGGTAACGCGCAGGCATTCGCAGATGGGGATGAGTTTTCATTCTTTATTCTGCTGAAGAACAGCAGCGTAACATAATTTAGGAGCTTGCCATGAAAGGCAAAGGTAATCTTGCCCTTATGATTCTTGAAAAGGCCAAAAAAGAAGGCCCGGAAGAGGATGATAGCGGCTTGATGAAGAAGGAGGCAGGGGAGAAATTCCTCAAGGCCATCCAAGAGAATGATGCCGATGCGGTCGTCAGTGCGATGTCCGACTTGGCAACCATGATGGATTAATTGAGCGGGGGCTACGTGCCCCCGCTTTTCCTTTTGGGGGATAGGTATGCCGAACAATACCCTGACGTTGGCCAACTTGATTACCGGGGTTCGCCGTCGTGCGGATATGGAAGGGTCTACCTTCGTTTCTGATGCCGAGATTGTTGATTATATAAACGTCGCAATGGCAGAAGTTCACGATATCCTCGTAACTAAGTTCGAGGATTATTATGTCAGTTCCCAACAGTACACCCTGCCTGGTTCTGGCTCTGGGTTGACGGCGGGGCTCTTTGCGCTCCCCTCTACCTTTTATAAGTGCTTGGGTGTTGATTTCGACGCGGGTGGAATTACCTATCGACTAAAGCCCTATTCATTTCAGGAGCGGGCAACCTATAATTCTCCCGGTGTTGTCTCTTCTATGATTAGCAATACGATGTACCACATACAGGGCGAGTCAATTAAGTTCATACCGGCCCCTGCGGCGTCAGGAACGGCGACCCTTTGGTATGTTCCTGAGCCGGTCTATTTCAGTGCGGGTTCGACAAGCGCGACAATCGAGTCAGTAGCCGCTCAGGTAGCGAAAGGTTACGAAGAGTACGTTGTTATAGATGCAGCCATTAAATGCCTTCAGAAAGAAGAATCAGACGTTCAGGTGCTACTTGTACAGAAACAGCAGCAGCTTCAGCGTATTGAGCAGGCGGCAGGTAAACGCGATGCTGGTGAGTCTTATTCGATTACCGATGTAAATGTTGGAACTTCGTCTTACTTAGACGATGCGATTAACTTGGTTTAGTTATGATTGAATATGAACGACACAGGACTGACGACACAAATCTAACCTTGGTTCAGGACCGAATCGAGGAAGTAGTGGTGTCGTTGCAGTCAAGCGGCATAGTAGACGGTCGCCTAATCCCTGGCATTGAATTTACAGCAGACGTGACTAAAAACGTTTATCACGGCCTTGGGAGAAAATATCAGGGCTACATTACAGTTTCCGTCAATTCTAAGTGCATAATTTCCGTAGTTGACTCCGCAAACATTAACCCTTCTCAATACATAGCGCTCCAGAGCATAGGAACGCCGTGCACTGCTGCATTGTGGGTGTTTTAATAATGTTAGAAAAGAAAACACTGTCGTTCGCTTTGCTTAAGGGCATGGATGAAAAATCATCAGATTCATCACGCGAGCCGGATGCCTTAAAAAAAGCGCTAAACGTCGAGTTTACTAAAAAAGGCCAAGTGTCTAAGCGCGGCGGATTTGTATTAACTGACAGCCGAACAGATAAAGAGGCTTATGGCGAAACTGGCGATATTAGCACAGGCAAAGCAATTTCTAAGTTTCAAAATGAGACTCTTATTGTTGCTGATTCTAATCTGTATTCAAAAATTGGCGGGTCAGGTCTTTACAACAAGGGCACGTACATCCCATGTACTGCGCAAAACGACTTTAAGCGCAGACAAATAGACAGGCGGCAAGGAAACGCCCAAATAGCGGAAAACAATGGTATCCGCGTTTATGTTTGGGAAGAATATAAATTTGCCAATCGATACGAGTACGGGACCGAATACGAGATTTATGCCGATGTCGAACACATTGAAACGGGGGCTATGCTTGTAAGTCGTCACTTGGTAGCAAGTAACGCTATCGCCATTGATACAGATGCAAGCACCGACCTCAATTGTCTTTATCAATTTGGCCAACCGCAATGTGCCAAACTTGGAGACAGAATATACATTGTATTTAAATGGGTAGACGGCTCCAGCGATAACACGCTTTACTACACCTCTGTTGACTGCGCGAGCCCTGAAAACGCGGTTTCAATCGGCTCTAAAAATGTTTTAAATGACAACGGTGGCACAAAAATAGAGCTTTCAGCAAGTTTGCCCGTGTTTGAAATGGACCACTGCATCGGAACAACTCACAGCGAGGCCATTGCCCTAGCATTTCACTCCGCCAGCACAGAGCTTATATTAACCTATTTAGTCAGAAGTGGTGCAACACTTGTAGGCTCATCTACGACGCCGAGATTAATCTCAACGGGCCTACCTGATCCTGAGTTTCACACCTTTGACGCTAGAACGTCCATATTCAAATACACTCCCACAGGATTAATGATAAAGGCCCTTAATGATGGTGACAGTGGGGCGTCATATACAATTATAGTCGGTTATACGATTAATGATTCCGGCACTGCAAAGGTTCAGTTAGTATCGGTAAAAGACGATTTGTCTGCTCAAAATGCTTACACGGCAGACACTACAGCCCCAAGCGGCAGGACCGGAAATCTTTGGCTTTTAAATGGTACAGCGGCATCGGTTACTGGTTCCGCAACAGGTGCCGCCGACGTGTTTTGCACGCTATGGTTTCAAGATGCTAGTACATACGCATCAAACCTTACGGGCGTCATTGATAACACTTTGGGCCAAGGTGTCGCACCCACACCACCGTCAACAACAACACAGCAAGCGTCAATAATGCCGCAGCATTTTGTTCGGTCTTATGCCGTAAGCAGAGACGACGGTTCTTTTGCCATATCAACAGTTAAAACAATTGCGTTCAATGCAACTGTTACTTCCGACTTTTTTCGATACAACTCAGAAAACTATTGCGTCATTTCTCAAGTAAACGACAACGCTCTTTATGCTGATATGTCAGGCTCCACTACGCTTCAAAGAGGGCTAAACAACAATTCTGTTTTAGTTAACGCTGACGGTGAGCTTATTGGCGCACTAAGAACAGGCGAATGCTGCGCTTGCCTTGGTTCTGAGTGGATAACGATTTGCCCACCTAATGGAAGAGACACAGAAAACCCTGGCGCACTTGCGCCCGGAAGGGAAACACGCAGGCTCTGGCACGGCGTGCAGCGCGTGACCGCAAGAGACACATCTACGCGCTTCGTGTTCGGCGGCTCTCGTTTTGCTGGGTATGAATTTTATGCAGCAGGTCAGTATTCCACAAGCGACTACCCTGATAACAGCTTTGGTATCTCTTTGTTTACCGTAGACTTTGCCCCTGCTCGAACACTTGCAAGCGTTGATGTCGAAAAGACTTGGCTGGGAACTGGCGGGTTTTTGCATGGCTACGACGGTAATCAGATATTCGAGAATAATTTTGTTGTTTATCCAGCCATACGCAAGCTAACGCAAAGGTCATACTCAAACACTTCTTACTCAAGCGGCGTAGTGGGCGGCTATCCTAACTCTAAAACGATACAATACTGCGCTATTTACTCATGGACTGATGCAAAAGGTAATTTGCAACAGTCCCACCCTTCTGAAATTGTAGACATCACAACTGACGCGGGCCTTGTTGCCGGCACTACACGAACAACGGCAGGCACGTCCGGTTACGTCGCTAACCAAGTTTACTCGACAACGGTGAGCGCGGGTTCAGGGACCGGCGCAAAAATTTTGGTTAAGACAGTGAGCAGCGGCTCAATTGCAACTTACTCGGTGATAGAGCAGGGCACTGGTTACGCTGCCTCTCAAGTATTAACAGTAACAGGTGGTTCGGGCGACGCCGAGATTACCATTGATACTATTACGGCTCAGAGCAAAATAGAGGTTGATATTTATGTACCGAGCTTTACTCGGAAAACAGATATTTCAATAGAAGTTTATCGCAACGATGCCGATGGCGGTTCCGTTTTTTACCTAGCAGGGCAAGTGCCGGTTCCGTCTGCTTTGACAAAAAGCTATGTAACTTTTATTGACGCCCCAGCCGACTACGCAAAAATTACAAAGAACCCAATTGAGATATATACTACTCCCGGTGTTCCCCCGAACAACTTTATAGGCTCTTGCACTGACTTGGTGCGGCATCAAAATAAAATCTATGCAGCCGGGATAGACGACACGGTTTATATGTCTAACGGTATTCAAGAAGGTACTGATGTTGGATTTGTCCCAGACTTTCCAAACTACAAGTTAACGCTTCCAGGTGACCCCGGCAAAATTACCGCGATTGAAAGCAACTTAGACCATTTTATTATTTTTACGTCTCAAAATGGGTTTTACGTTACAGGCTCAGGCCCCAGCATTGTAGGGCAAGGTTCGTTTTCTCCGCCCCGATTGTTTGCAAGTGACCAAGGCGCTAAGTCAGGCTCCGCTCATACAGACAGCCCTCTCGGTGTTTTTTATCAGGCTGATCGTGGCATTTATCTCATTGGCCGGGATATGTCTGTAAGCTATATCGGGGCAGCAGTTGAAGACACTGTTGGCGCTAAGACAGCCGTGAATATGTTGAGGCACGATGACGATAACACTGTTCGCATAATGCTACAGGCAGCAGCACCTGGTTCTAGTGGGACAGATGTTTACTGTATATACAATTACTACTTCAAGCAGTGGAGTATTTTTGAGGTTCAATACCAAAGCAGCGCGCACCAGCTAGATGAAATTTATGACGGTACAAGTTTTCAACGACTGACCGCTGACGGCAAGCAGTTTAAGCAATCAACATCTGTTTATCAGGACCACAACACTGCTGGTAGTTCGCTCGTAAATTACAGCATGCAGCTTGATACTGGGTGCATTTCCCCTACAGGGTTAATGAAAAAAGATAGAATTTACCGTTACATGATTCTAGGCAGATACTTAGCTGCTCATGGGTTAGAGATAGAAGTGTTTAATGATTATGACACTGCTGACCCAACGCAGACAGACAGTGTGAATCTTACAGGTGCCCCTACGGGCCTGTATCTTTACCGAGCCCATATAAAAAATCAGAAATCCAGAGCAATTCAATTATCGCTTGTTATTTCTGGGTCTACTTCAGGGGCTAACATTGAAGGATTCGCTTTAGAAGTTGGCATGAGGCCAGAAAAGACATCGTTTAAAACTATCTCAAGCAGGACATTATAATGGCAGGTGCATTTTTATCAGACGCTTTACGTCAGCAAGCTATGCAAGAAGTTCGTGGCCAAATGCTACAGGACCAAATTGCGAAACAAGTGTCGCGGCAGATTGTTGGTCAAATCGCTTCGCAGGAAATTGGCCAAAGCATGCAAAGAGAGCGGGGGCTCGGTCAAGCTCTTGGTCAAGCTGCTGAACGGCAATCAAGGCGCGATATTGGAAGAAGTCGCCTTGAAATGCAGAAAGACCTTGCTGAACGTCAAAAAATGATGGGGCTTATTGGCTCTGCTGCAAGCGCTGCGGGGGCGTTAGGTGCTCATTTAGCAATGCAAAAAACGTCTCCTGAAGATGCGCCTATGCCGCGCTTTGATACCCCTGAAACTCAATTGTCTACAGGTGACTTTGGCGGAAGGTTTACAGAGGGACAGCAAGCGCAGCTTGTTCCAGGTGTTTCTGACCAACTTGACACTTCGGTCCCTCAACATTTTGATGCGCCTTTAACTGCCCCTGAAACAAATCTGGCATTATCGGAAAGTTTTTCAGCCGAACCAAAACAGTCAGAAAGCTTTAAAACGCCCGAGCCTGCTCCCAGAGACTTAGAGCAGCGCTTTGTTCAGGGCTCTTCTGCTCCAATTGTCCCTAAGACTGACGCTTTAATTGACCCCTCAATGAACCCTGACCCTGCGCATCCGCTGGAAAACTCCCCAAGGATGTTTTTAAAGCACCCCGTTCCAATGGGCCGAGACTATAACATGGATTCGGATATGCGCTTGATCGAAGAGCTTCGGCGGAAAGGAATGCTGTAATGGCTCAAGAGTGGACGGAAGAAAAAGTTAGCGATGACGCCATATATGGTGATGAGTATATTGGTGATTATACGCTTGCAGGGGATGATCCTTTTTATACTGACGACGATAATCGCGATCAATTTGATGAAGACGCAGCAGATTACTACAAAGAAAATTTTGGTGACTCTGATGACATGAACCTTTCTCAGAACCGCAGAGAGTATATTTTGTCTCAGCGAGCTGCACGAGAAATGGGTCGCAGGCGAGAGTACGGTCTTGAAAACGAGAAAATGTATGAGTACGCAAATCGTTTAGCGGAAATTGCGGAGGGCAGAGAGAAAACGGCGGGGCAGATTTCAGCAGAAAAAGAACTTGCTCTTTTAGCCAGCGCTCAACGCGGCCTCGGCAGGACTCGCGGAAGAGGTAGCTTTGATGCTGCGGAAGCTTTACGGTTGGGCGGCCTTGCTGCTCAGGGGGTAGAGTCCGAAGGCGGGGCCTTAATTACTTCAGCGGCAAAAAGGGCGCAGGGTGCCGCAGGCGCACAACTTGAGCAGCTTTTGATTGCGGGACAAGAACGCGCAGAGGACAGGGCTTTAAATATGGAAATGCTCAGAATGCAGCAAGAGCAGGCGAGCGGGGCCTTGTGGTCTAATGTTTTAACCGGTGTTCTTGGTGCAGTTGGTACGGTGGTTGGGGCAGTTATTCCTGGCGCAAGTGCCGCTACAGCCGCTATTGGCGGCGCTATAGGGTCATCGGCGGGCAGCGCTGGTCGGTACATGGGTTAAGGAGATAAGAAGATGTCAACCCCTGGAGAAAAAATGGAAACCCCTTCAGCCTCGTTTGTCCCAATTGGGCAAACGGAAGAGGGTATCATTCTGCGAAATACCGCGACGGGTGAAACAAAAATTCAACCACTTGATTTTACAGCTCAGAAGCGTCGAGCAAGAAAGCAAAATGCTCCGGTTAAAGAGCGACCATTTTATGATCTTAGTGATACCCAGTTTGCTGAAGACCACTTTTTAAGAAGTAACCCAGGTTCAACCCCAGAAGATTATCGGACTATTTTATCAATTGAAGATGGCGTTAGAACCGGAAACCCTGATTTAATGATGAGCGTTGGCGAGGGTGCGGCTCCCGTAGAGAACGCTTTGATGAGCGTTGAAAGTACGGCTCCTGCCACGGTTCCCGTCACCACAGAGGGAGATGGCCCTGAAGTTGGGACGGCGGCAGTTGTTGATAATATTTCAAAAGATTCTGACGGCAATTTTATTGTATCGCCAACCCAGTTTGACCAGCTTATTAAGCAGTCGTTAGGCGGTCTTTCTCGGGCAAGGGCAGCGACAAAAGAAGCGGCGGGAATTGACTATCAAGAGCAAGCCAATGAACTAGCCCGTGCTCAAGGAGAAGCTCGTGAAAAGTATGATCGCGAAATGCGAGAATACGAGGCTCTCCAGGAACGCCAGCAGTTAGCTCTCGACAAGACCGAGCAAGAAATGCGTATGGCCGAGCAAGAGCTTAAAGATGGGACTATTGACCCCAATCGAGCTTACGGCGGTGTGGGTGGGCGAGTAGCCGCAGCTTTTGCAACCGCTATCGGCGCATTTGCTCAAGGTATTTCAGGCGGCAAGATTCCAAACACAGCTTTGCAAATTATTAACAGCGCTATTGACCGAGATATTTTTGCCCAAAAAGAAGAAATGCGAAAACGTAAAGATGTCTTAATGAATAAAAACAACATCTATGCGCAGATGATGAAGCGGTTTGGTGATGAGCGTATGGCAGAACAAGCGGCAATTAACATGGGTTACAACGTAGCCAAAATGAAAATTGGAGAGCTTGCAACGCGGCACAAGGGGGCAGCGCAGCAAGCGGCGGCGCAGCAATTAATTGCCCAGGCTGAAAACAAATACGCAGAGGGCAGCGCAAGACTTGCGCAACTTGTGGCGCAGCGTGAAACAAGGCTCAGGGCGGGCGGCAAGGGTAAGACAGAGCAAACGCAAAAACTTTTTCAATTGGCTCTTGGTGAGATCAAGGGGCTTCGTGAAAAGTTCAAGAAAATGGGAACTTTTGAAGCGTTTAGGTCCGGCCTTGCTGGTTTTCTTGGGCCTGATGCACAAGTGGTGCTGTCGTCAAAAAAAGCTGCTCGATACGCAGCGGCTCGCTTTGGTGTTGCTCAGTTTGTAAACAAAGCGTTTAGCGGTGCCCGTGGTTCGGATAGGGATTTGGCGGCGGTTATGGCTCGAATCCCAAGCTCTTTTAATAAAACATTTGATGAAGAAAGCGGACTTGCCCTAATCGATGATTTAGAAAAGAGCTTAATGGCTGCGGCAGGAAATAAGGGGTATCTTGCTGAAGGCGACATTGCCAATTATTTTGACACTCGCCCCGGTGGCAAAGCTGCAACAAACGAGGCCCTTGAATCATTTCAATCTGAGATTGACCAAATACAAGGTAAGGGCCAATAGATGCCAAAGATGTTTGATACGCGAGCGCAGCAGTGGCGCGATATACCTGATGCACAAGTTCAGGCTGCGTATGAGTCTGGCAAGTTTGTCTTTGCTAAGGGCGAAAAAATTAACATCGAAGCCCCTGATGGTCGCTTTGGGACAATAGACGAGTCTGAGCTTAACAAAGCTTTTAGAGCAGGTGCTACTTATGACACGGGTACAGCTCGGCAAGAACGGGCAGACAAAGGCGAGTATGAAGGCAAAAACGCCGAGGCTTTGCTTTTGGCAATTGGTCGGGGCCTTACCTTTGGCGGTTCTGATGTGGCGCTTGATGCTCTTGGTGTTTACGACGAAGAAGAGCTTCAGAAGATTGAAGAGCATAACGCTGTTTTAAGTGGTGTCGGCGAGGTCGGCGGGATGCTGCTTCCGGCTGTCTTTACAGGCGGAATGTCCACACTGGCAGGGGCCGGATTAAAGGGCGCAGCCAAGCAAGTAATTGCTCGAACTCCTGCGGGCTTTGCGCACCGTTCAGCGGCAGCCATGGAAAAGGGCGCGGCCAAGCTGTTAGGTGTTGAGGGTGCGGCGGGGGGCTCCAAGCTACTTCGAGCTGCTCCAGCAATGGGGTTAGCTGGTGGCGTTGAAGGTGCCTTGTTCGGTGCGGGTGAGACTTTTTCGGAAGAGCTTCTTGGCCGTACCGACAAGACCGCCGAGCAAATAGCGGGTGATATTGGTTGGTCGGCTGTTCTCGGTGGCGGCTTAACAACGGCATTCGCCGCTGCTCCTGCCGCCGTTGCTAAAGCATTTCAGTCTCAAGCTAAGACGACGTACCCAACAGGGCTGGCCAAAAAGGTTGCTGATTTTAAGGACAAGTACACCGCTGCAATGACAGGGGTTGATACTGAGATTTTATCTAAAACCCGTGACCCTAAATTCTTGGATGATTATTTAGGGTTTTCTGATGTCCAAGACGGTATCTCAGTGTCTACACGAGAGCACATCGGTGGTTTGTTTAACGCGGCATTTGGCGCAACCAAGTCAGTAAACGCTGAAAAATATCGGGCGTTTTTGCCCAAGGTAAACCCTGCCGATGAGGTTGCGACCATAAACAGCTCTATGGACGCACTGACATTTTATATCGATGACCTTACGTCTTCGGTAAATAGAATCGCAGACGAGACAAAGCGCTCAGCGGCAAATGCTCTTATAAAAGAAGCGCAAGGCGTACAGGATGCTATCGCTAAATCTATCAAGGGGCGGCTGGATGACGCTGGGATGGGCGGCTTTGAGGTCAAAGTTAACCGTGAAGTTGGTTCACCCGAGTACGGTTCTGTTCAGGTGTTCAAGCGCCAGCAACAAGGGCTGTCCTATAAAGACGTGCAGCATGACGCGAATGCTTTGCTCGGAGCATTAAAGGGCGACCCTAAGACGGCCAAGTTTATCTTTGAGAAGATGGACCAGTTAAAGGTAGCGCAGGGTAGGCTTGACGGGGGCTTTGCGGGCTACAGAAAGCTAAAAGACGCGCTCGAAGATAGCGCAGTTTTTGGCCAAGCTGGGGATATGCAAAAAGCCTTA